TACCACGAACAATATCAGCAAAAGAATCAGGGTCTCTGTAAGTCTCTGTCTTGTTGATTTGCTCGGCAGTAGCTACTGATGAAGAATGACCAGCAACAATTACACCATAGTTAGTAGAACTGTTAGCACCTGTATTAGATGGTCCAGTTCCTACTGAAGGTAAATTGTTAGACTGATAAACCTTGAAACCATGTAGGTTGTTTAGGATTAAACCATTCTGTAGTCCTGAACCACCAAAGTCGGCATCAAACAATCTTGTGTCCTCATCCTTTAGTACTTCAATAAATACAGGGTCTAATACTAACCATCTACCATTAGTGTCAACATTTTGTTGGTCTAATAGTCTTGACATTCTAGCTATAACTGTCAATGGGTTTCTATCTCCGTTTGCAGGAGCAGCAGTTGTAGCTCCACCTGTTCTTGGTAAGATAGCTACAGCGTCACCTGATGAACCACCGAAGTCTGAAGCATCAATTTTCATTGAAGCTAAGAGTTCGTCAGAACCTGCAGTTGATACTGCTTTAGTACCGTTTACAGTTGTATTAGCTGTATCAGGTGTACCATGTATAGCTGATTGCTTGAAACCTGACATATAACCAAGTACATCTTGGTCAAATTGGTCAGCAAGTCTATAAGCTGCTCTATCTGATGCTAACTGCTGAAAGTTAATATGAGAATGAGCTTCTTCTATATCATCCACTTTAAATGCAAAGTAGTTAGCTTTGTCAATTGTAAGTGAAAATTCTTCGTCATCAAGGTCTTGAGGAGTAATAGTTGTTCCTCTTGCATATTCCTTGACTGTTATTTCTGGTTCTTTGATAACCTTAACGGAATCGCCCATATTAGCAATCTCACCGAAGTAATCACTGTTAGTGATAGCTTCAACGACAGACCCCTTGCGAAATGCAAGTTGAACCTGTTTGCTGTAAATAATAGGACTAAAATTACCGTTAGGAAGATTACCATAACCAGCTGCTGCTGTAAATGCCATTTTTATCTCCTTAAACATTTATCAAATGTACACGGAATGTGTACTATAAGTTTTAGTCATTTTACTTTATAAGGACCATTCATGCGTTGAGGTTGTACGTAGGATAGCGATTCCTGTGTAGGCTCACATAATTGGGTAATCTCTAAAGTCTAGGGTAGTAGTATAACATAAGTGTCCTAGAAAGGGGTTATGTTATACCTTTAGTTATGTATAGTTATATACATAAATTCTTTATTGTCAACTATATTTTTATATTATCTAGCTGAACCTGATACATCATACACAAAGTTACCTGACCTGATAGCTTCCATTATTGTATCAGCTTGTCTCTCATACTGTGCAGCGGACATCTTTTGAACATCGGACTCACGTATTTTTCTACCTGATTCTGCAGTATCAACTTTTGTTTTTGAAGACCTCGTACCAATTTCCATAGCAGCACTTCTGCTACTTTGTGTTGAGTCTTTCTTACTGATATTTCTATCTGATTTGTAGAGGTCAATGGCTCTTGCTGCTGACCTTGCATCGTTGTCGTTTTCATATAGTGCATCCTGTACCCATTTTGGCTGTTCTTCAGCCCATTCGTGGAAGTCATCACTGTCTCTTATTTCATCAAAGTCAGGATGAAGTCTCATTAATTCTGCTTCAGCTTTTTCTTTTTGTGCTTCAGCAGACATTTCATCTATTTTCTGTAGTTTAGTTTCTAATTCTGCTGACTGCTCTCTTGCTTTCTTCATAGCAATTGTTTCTACAATCTTAGCGACATCTGGATATGCTTTTGCCCATGCTTCTATGTCTTCATCGGACTTAGGTAACTTTATTTCTTTCTTAGTTGCTTTATCTAGTTGTTCTTTTAAATCATTTAATTGCTTCTGAAACTCTCTTTCTTTTTCTTGGGTATGTCTTCGTAAGTCTCCATAACGCTTTTTAAAAGTTTTCTCTTCAGCAGAAGTCGGCTCTTCTTCATTTTTATCTTCCGATTCTTCAGCCTTAGTTTCAACTTCACCTTTTTGCTCTTTGATTAACTGCTCTAATTCTGCTTCTTCTTTTTTTATTCTTTCTTCTTGTGTGTAAGGTTTACTTACAAATGCAACTTTCTTAGGTGTTGCTTCTTTAATCATAGCGTCTGCCATTAGTCTTCTCCTTTGGGGTTATCGTAGCCATTTATTGTTGTTGGGGGATAAGTAGCCATTATATCACGACTTAGTTGTTAAGTCAATGAATTATTATTGTAGATTATTTTTTAGAAGCTAATCCACCTCGCTTCATCTTTTTAGGTTTAGGTTTTCTTTTATTAACAAGTCCACCAACTGCTGTAGGACCCATTCCTCCATCATCACCCATAGACTCTGCATCTCCTGTACCTGATTCAGAGTTATCTGTAGCATCAGGATTATCATCTGAACCCGGACCTGAGTCTGTTTGGGAAGAACCTGCAGCAGCTTGTCCTGCTGTGCCTGTTGCATCTGCTGTTCCTGTATCTGTTGCTGCTGAATCATCATCATCAGGGTCACCTGTAGCACCTCCACCATCTCCTGGTCCTGGTCCTGAATCATCACCAAAAGATTTATCAGATATTGTGTCTATGTCTATATCTTTTCCATACTTTGATTTCATAGTTACAATTCTTTTATATTTTTTTGCGGCATTTTTTTGTTTTTGTGTAGCTGTAAGTGAGTTCATTACCCTATCTACATCTGCTAAACTTCCCATAAAGCCTGTTACACCCATAGCATTCATGCTTATACCAAAATCATCTATGCTACCATAAGACACATTACCATCATCGTCCACAGCTTGACCATATGCATATGTTGCATTTGTAGTTGGGTCTACCTGACCATTTTTATATCCTCGTATGCCTAATGTAGTATTTGCAGGTACTCCTAACATAGATGTAGCCTGTGCTTTACTCATACCATACATAGCTTGTGCTATAGCTTCTTGCATTGCGTTACTTGATACTTCAGTTTGGGTTACAGAATTAGCCATATCAATAGCTTGCTGTTGGGTAAAACCTACTGATGCCATAGGGTCATTAAGTGCAGCATTAGCAGCTTTAGCGTCATAACCATATTGACCTAAAACATCATCTAAGGCAGTTCTATCTGGAGCCATAGGGTCAAATCCTAATTGTTGACCTGCTAATGCACCTGCTAATCCTATACCTGGAACCATACTAGTACCTAGAACACCTAATGCTTTACCTAATTTACCTTTGTCTGTAGCTTTATCCAAAGCAGACATAACTATACCTGCTCTTTGATTATCTGTTATATCAGGGTCTTGTATATTTGTTACTTGACTAGTGCCTGACATTACATCAGAATCATTATCACCTGTAACCTGTGTTGTTGTACCTGTAACTGGTGCTTGTTTAGTTTGAGTTTGTTGTTCTTCTGTGTAACGTCTATAACCTTCAGGTATAGGATATATAGGTTGACCATTTATAAAAGGAATAAATAATTTTTGTCCTGCTGCATTTCTATATTCAAATGTTTCTCTTCTAGCATTTACTGTAGGAATTAATTGATTAAAAGGAATGTAAGATTGTTTTTGTCCTGTTTCTACAGGTCTTGGTTGAAATGTTTGACTAGGTGTAAACGGCTGAAATGGAGCGGTACTTTGTGCATAGTTAGCAAAGTAAGAAGGTTGTGTAGCAATATTAGTAGGCACTTGATATGTTCCTGTAGGATTAGTAAAACCACCTACCTGCATATTTAGTGGCTTACCTGCAACTGTAGGTACAGGCATAGGCTTACCTCCTACCATAACATAACCACCTTCTGCCATTTCCATTTCCTGTGGCTCATCATCTTCTATGTCTAAATCATCCATGTCAAACGGAACATCATCAGGTAATATAGCTTCTTCACTATTACCCATCTGACCCATTGCTTCCATTTTTTGTAAGCCTTGTTTAGCTTCATCACGTAATTCCATTATCTTTTCTAAGCCATGATATCTAACAACATCAGCAGGTAAAACAAACTCACCTTCACTTAATTGTGCAGGTATATCATCTCTTACCTCTTCTCGTGTAGAGCCTGTGGGTACATCATTACCTGATACTTCGTCAATCATGCCACCCTCATCTTTAAGACCGCCTTCTTCAAATAGTTCCATTTGTTTACTTAATTCCATTAACCTCATCCCTTAATAATTTTAACTTATTCAAAGTAGCTATAGCACCCTGAGACCTATGTAAAGTTATTGTATCACTAGATTGTTCTAATATTTTATGTTGCTTACTTATTTGTAAATCTATATAATCATTGAAGCTGTTCAGTAGCTTGTGGTTGTTCACTAGCGGCTTGAGTTGCTGCAGCACCTGCTTGTCCATCATTTCCTGTAAATCCTTGTTCATTAGGTCCTGGAGCTTGTCCTGTACCTATATTACCACCACCTGCTCCTGTGGGGTCTA